GTCGTTCCTTACTTTGGTTACTCTGTAGATACTGAGCAACCAAACGGAATTCTTAGAGAAAAACTTCTAGCTTCTTACTACAATAAAGAGAGATTTTGGTATGCAGATACCAACTACTTCTTAGCAACTAGATCTATCGTAGATCAAGGAAGAATCTTCAACCTGGTAAACCTTGGAAATACTCCGATGTCTATCATTACTAGAAAATCTACAGATGCTAATCCGCCTCTACAGGGATATGATATTTTTGCAATCGACTGGTACGGACCAGGAAACGTTCCGTCTTATGTCAACCCGTACGACTATATTTCTGACTGGTTTATTGATGTTATTGCAGTAGCAGGGGATTGGACAAACTATACAGCCCTTTCTCAAGATCCTCAGTGGAGCACATATTTCACTCCAAATGGATTTATTAAGAGCCAAATTACCAACTTTCTGAACAATATAGACGTTAATCTTGTCACAATCCAAACTGGATGTTTGATTATTGATTTTGTTAACTTGAACGGAAACAACGAATACATTCAAACTCTAATCAACAACAATACCCCTTCAACAGGTCTATTCTGTGCAGTTGATGAAGAAGCTTTGGAAAATCTTTGTACTAACCCATATAAAGTTGACTTGGTCGGTAACCACTTGATCGATGAACTTTCCGGAGACAGAGACATTCAGGATGCTAAGCTTAACTTCTTAAGCTATGATCAGAATCTTCTACAAGATTATCTTTACTCTAAGAACTATTCAATCCTAACTGCAAACAGCGGAGAAACTGGACCGGTTGGTACCTTATACTGCTTACCTGGATATAAACCAGGCGTAGATTCTACCAATTTAGGTGGAACTGCAGGAGTTCCTTATGAAGGATTCTTAGCTTATAACCCAGAACAGTATGTTGCAGGACTTCACTTTTTGACTGCTGCTACCGGAGCTTCTGGATCTTTTGCAGGACTTACCTCTGCAGACCTTCTGAATATGAAGGACTTCTTGACACCAAGTTCAACCTCAGCTCCCTACATTGTAGGTACTGTAAATGGTATTACTGCAGGATATACCGACAACGTGATTAGTCAGTTTAGCAACGGAGATCTAATTAAGCTTCAAGTTGCTAACGTAAACGAGGTTAGTGGAAGACTTCAAATTGCATTTAGTCACCCTCTAGATATTACCAGATATAGAGATTTGGGAATTGTAGTTACCCCATATGCAACAGACTACTCAACTACAACTTATGTTCCTAGTGGAATTACTGGAGATATAATCGGCGGAACTGCATATATCCTTTCAGCTTCAGATGCTCTTGGAATAGCATATTCTTTAAATCCAGGAGGAACTGGAGCAACATCCTCAGCTGCAACGGGAGGATATGTAAATGCTCTAACCGGACAGCTTACCACTTCTTTCTATCAGAATGCTCTATACGAAGAACTTCAAAATGGAGATCTAATTTATACAAATGCTTCTCAAACTCAGGAGCAGTACTTAACTTATGCTCTTGGAGTTGATAGAGATCAATATTCGATCTACTATGCTTTTGCTTATACCAACGTTTCTAGAACTTCAACTACCCTAACTCCAATTGCTAACTTCGGAGCAACATACGCTTCTAATACAACTGGACAAATTGCAGGATTTCCTGCTACTTATAAGTTGGACATAGTTTCTTCAGTTGCTAGCATCAACGAATTCATCGAGGTTTCAGGAGGAATTGGTGGAAAGGTTAGCGTTACATCTTTCAAGATGAACAGCGACCTATACACAATCTCAGTAGGAGATCTTCTAGTTTCAACCGACCAAGATCTTTGCCAAATTGAGAACACAAATAGACAGCAGAGATTGACTAAAGTTACTTCTGTAGCTACCACTTCAATTTCGGGGGTTGTAACAGTAACAACTGCAAGACCTATCTACTTCTATTCAGGAGGAAGCAGCGGATTACAAGTTCAAAAGTTCCAGTCCATTCCTCAGTTTACCACATCTTTCGACTTTACATATCTGGAAGGATTCCAGCTGGGTGACTTCCACAGACCGGATGGAACAGACGCTAGAGTAAATGCAATTCTAGATGTTATGTACAACACGAACATTGCAGCAACTCTTGCAACCAAAGACGTTATTTCGTTCAGATACATCGTTGATACCTTCAGCGGAGTAATTCTTCCTAACTCTAAATACCAGTTGAGTAAGCTAGCAATGATGAGAGGACAAGCTCTTGCTTTAATCAACGCTCCTTCAATGGCTCAGTTCCAGGCTTCTGTAGATCCTAGATTTACTGCAGCTCCAACTGCAGTTAATCCATATCCGGAACTACAAACTCAATATATTGCAGACGGAGGTAACTTATCTCTGAACCCAACTTATACTTTCTCCCTGCCTTCTCAGCCTCTTGGGGCATCATTCGCAGCATTCTATGCTCCTTATATCACTCTAAGAGAAAACAACAGAAACGTAAACGTTCCACCAGCAGCATTTGTTTCCAACAACTTCGTTGCTAAATTTGCAAACGGTGAACCATACGCTATCGTAGCAGGTCAGAAGAGAGGAACAATCGCAGGAACAAACCTAGTTGGAGTTGAATATGACTTCACTCAAGACGATAGAGGATGGTTAGAGCCTTTTGGTATTAACCCAATCATCAAGAAGAGAGGACTAGGAGTTGTTATATTCGGTAACCAAACTGCTTATCAAACAGTTAATTCCGCATTCAGCTTAGTTCACGTAAGGGATCTACTGATCAGCGTAGAGAACGACGTAGAACAAATTCTTTCTAACTACTTGTTCGACTTTAACGAGGATTCTATCAGACTTGAAATCAAGACTCTGGTGGACAACTACCTTGACGGGGTTAGATCTGGCGGAGGAATCTATGCTTACCAAGTAATCATGGATGCTTCAAACAACCCTCCTTCAGTAATCGACCAAAACATAGGTATCATCGACGTCATTCTTGAACCTGCTAGAGGTATTCAGAAGTTCATCAACAGAATTACTGTTACTAGAACAGGAGGAATTGCAGCTGGAGGATTCATTCAGTTCGTCTAATTAATTTTTGACGGAAAGAAGGAAAAGGATAAATAGAAGAAAAAAGAAAAAAAGAACTAAATGGCTGGATTACCACACTATCAGAATTCACTGTTTGGGATAAACAAATACGAACCCGTTTATCTCAACCAGTTTGAAGTTCTTATTACGCCCCCGGCAGCAGTCCTAGGAGGACCAATTCTGGTTGAACAGGTGACAAGCATTTCAGGTTTAGGCGTTGATAAAACTCCTGCTGCAACCCAGCAGAAATACAAGTTTGCAGTTAGAAACTATGCAGGTGCAAAACCGGAAAGCACAGTTTTTGATCTAACCGTTAACTTTACCGTCAACTTGAATGATGCAAACTCCATGTACGTGTTCAAGACTTTGAGACAATGGACAGACTTAATTTATAACCCTCTCACTGGTGCGATGGGTCTAAAGAGAGACTACACTGGAACTATTGTTCTTTCAGTCTTCAATAAACAAGGAGATGTATTTAGAAGAATTACCTGTAGAGACTGTTTCCCTATTGCTCCTATCGGTGCGATGGAACTAGACTATGGAGGAACTGAACTATATGACATTAGCCTACAGTGGGCAGTAGATTACTGGGACGATCAATTCTCATAAAAAAATTAAAATAAATGGCAGGATTACCACATTTTACCAACTCGGCAGCCGGAGTAAAACTGTACGAACCAGTTTATCTCAACCAGTTTGAGGTTTTGATTACACCTCCTGCTAGTGTTACTTTAGCTAATACTAGATTCAGAGGAGAAGGAATTCTAACCCAGCAGGTGAAGAAGATATCAGGTCTTGCAGTTGATATTCAGCCTGCAGGAGCGGCTAGTCAGTTTTATAAGTTCGCAGAGAGAAGATATGCTGGAGGAGCTCCTTCAGATACTTCTGTTGCATTTAGCATAGATTTCGAGGTGAACTTGAACGAACAGAATTCCATGATTGTTTATAAAATCATGAGGCAATGGGCGGATTTGATCTACAACCCACTAACTGGTGCAATGGGTCTAAAAAAAGACTATGTTGGATCTATCGTGGTTTCAATCTTCAATAAACAAGGGGATGTGTTTAGAAGAATCAGCCTAAATAACTGCTTCTTAACTGCAGATTTGAATCCTATGGATCTAAACTACGATGCGGGAGAAACTCTATACACCCTAGCTACTAGCTGGAAGGCAGACTACTGGCAAGATCAGTTCATCTAATAGACTAAAGAAAATTTTTGAGGACGAATATTCTAAAACAGAATATTCGTCTTTTTGTGTGGATGAGTATATAATGTATAAAGTAAATAATTATGGATCCAAACGAAAGTGGAATTTTAAAGGGTCTCTCTCCGGAAGAGATTCTAGCTAGAAAAGAAATGGAAGGAGGAATTGTATATGATGATCCCTTCATTCCGGAAACTCCTATTAATCCTGTCCCATCTGCAGAAGACTTACAGAAAAGACAAACCCCTTTATATGCACCTCCGGTGAATGTTCCACCCGTTATTCAGGAAACTCCTCCTCCAGTAAAACCTACACCACCCGTTCCGCCAATTGAGGATACACTAGGACTCGGAAAGGTTGAAACGAGAAGACCTTCGCAACCTGAATTTTCTCCTGGGTTGGAATTTGGCTGGAAAAACTTACCACTCAGTGTTCTTCCTTCTAGAGGATTTTTTTATCCTGAAGGAACAAAAATAGCAATTAGATCTGCAGAAGTTAAAGAGATCAGACATTTTTCAACGATTGACGAGGATGATCTAATTGACTTGGACGAGAAGCTAAACTTTATTCTTAGTAAGTGTAGCACAATGCACTTTCCAAATGAAGGAGTAGTTTCATATAAAGATCTGAAGC